ACGATTCTTCCTTCCACTACGACAGCAATTTCAAATCGCTTTATGTTCACTGCCCGGACGGGGATGATCCGGATCTGTTTTTAATGATGATCGGAGTCTCCTACGGCACGGCGAACCACGGCGGGGTCTATAGCGGATTCATCTATGAGGGCCGGCTGATCTCGGTCCCGAGTATCGCCAAGAGCAAGGATCCCTTATTCTTCGGCGTCGTCTCCTTCGAAGGCGGCGATGTGACGATCGACAATACCAATGGCAAGTTCGACCGCTTCGCAGAGGACAACGACGTGTTCGGCAACGCGGCCCGCCTCCTCCTGGGCTTCGACGATATGCCCTACGAGGATTTCATCCCCCGGATGAGCGGATATATGGAGCGGGTCCAGGTAACGCAGACACAGCTCACGGTCGGCATCCAGGACAAGAGAAAGCAGCTCTCCCGGAGCCTGCCACCGAACGTCTTCGACGATAGCACCTATCCGAACATCAAGGAGAAGAACGTCGGCAAAGGGATCCCCCTGGGCTACGGCTCGATCAAGAACGCTCCGGTCGTCTGTACGAATGAAGAAGAAAGCGGCCCGTCAAATTGGCAATTTAAAATTTGCGATACGGAATTCCACTCGATCAAAGAGATCACGACCGTCTACGTCGAGGGCGTCTCGAAAACTCCGACGGCAACGGATCTTGATGAGGCAACCTTCATGCTCAATCTTGGAGATTATAATAAGGGCGACGACGTTACTTGCACATTCAAGGGCTACGTGGACGCCCTCGGCAACCTGATCGAAAACGGGCTCCACGTCGTGCGGGATCTGCTGCTGAACTACTACGGAGTCAAATACAACAGCAATTTCTACAATATCGCCAGGTGGGACGAAGGCAAGGCGCCTGCTGTCAACTATTTCATCAAGAAAGAGAAAAAGCTCATCGACATCATCGGGGAGATCGCCGAGACGGTTCAAGGCGACTTTATCGTGAACGATGACGGGCGTTTCGCCTTCCGGATCTACGATCCTTATGCCGGAGCGGTACAGCGGATCTACCAGCGGCAATTGCTTGAAGTGCCTCAGTTCGAATACGACCCCTCCGAAGTATTGACATCGATCAAGGTAGGCTACGCGAAAGATTGGGCTGAGGATGAGTACCTCTGGCTCGACGACAAGAGCCAGGAAACGGATATATTCAAGAAATTCAAGACGTACCTTTCTGAGGACTTCGAGACCCTGCTCACTACGAAAGCGGCAGCCCAGGACTTCGCCGACAAACGCCTGGAGCTCTCGGGCGACGTGAAGAAAACCTTCACCGTGTTACTCAAGCCGGGGCAGGTGATTCTGCGAGAGATCGACGACGTTATCATAGTGACCGTCATGCGGCCGGCAAAAACCATGCTCAACGACTGCAAGGCCGAGATCATCGGGATCGAGAACGATGGCAACGCCATGACGGTAAAGCTCACCTGCAGGCTGATTACAATACTTGCGGAGATGTACGTCGAGAATGAATGCTATTACGGGGATACCTACTATGGAGATAACTATTACGGAGCCACTGAGCTAAGGAGCGCGTGATGCTTGGGAAGATGGATATTAATTTACTGGGCGACACGTTCACCGACGAGCTGCATACCGATCTGGGAAGCGCAGCCTTTCGGCTGAACCACGACTGGTTTATCGACCTGGTGATCAACACTGCGACCGGCGGAGGGGGAACGCAGCTCGTCCTGAACACGGACTACACGCTGTCGGTCGAGGATACGAACCTCTCGGCGCGTGTGACCGAAGCGAAGGGCGAGAGCAAGCAGGTCTGGGGCAAGATACAGATCATCAACGCAATCTACCAGACGGGAGATCTGTATTTCAGCGGGAAATATATCGCCGACTCGGTCGAAGCGAAGGACGTAAACGGCGTCGTGCCTATCGGTGTCCCTATTCCGTGGCACAAAAGCCTGACAGCCCAAGGTTCGACGGCGCTGAAGACAGGTACGGCAACCTCCTATGCGGCAAATAAACTAGTAGACAGCGGGGGCGGCTTCTCTGGCCTCGTCAGCGTCGGCGATATTATCTGGAATAGCACCGATTCTGTTTTCGTTGCTGTTACGGCCGTCGATAGCGATACACAACTCTCCCTGGACTGGGACGCCTTTGACACCGGCAACGAGGGATACTCCATTTACGATGAACCCGAGCTGCCTGAAAGCTGGCTTGAATGTGACGGTAGTGTGGTTGCCGATGCTGATTCGCCTTTGGACGGTCTGACTATTCCGGACCTGAACGGAGACGGGCGGTTTATCCGAGGTGGTTCTACTGCTGGAATAGATCAAGACGACGCCTTTCAGGGACACTATCACGAAGGGGCGCACAAAGACCCGAATGGCAAATGGGGTACATCAGCAACAACGTATACACAAAAACTGTCAATTGGGGCAGAGGGGGCCGGTGGAGTTTATAAAGTAGGTCCGGCAATTACTGATGGGGTCAATGGCGCCCCTAAGACGGCAAGCGAAACTCGGTCCATCAATATGTCCGCAATTATGATCATGAGGATTAAATAGGAGATGACGATGATTGCATACAGATACAATCAAAAAACAGGTGAGTACCTGGGAGCACGGAAACGACAGTTTCACGTCAATCAGTATTTAATGCCCGGAAGCTGTATCGAGACGGCGCCTCCCGAAGATGTCCCCGAGGGAAAAATCGCGGTCGTAAACGATCAAAAGGACGGGTGGGATCTGGTTGAGGATCATAGGGGAAAGGATTTTTATAACAAAGCAACGGGAGAAATTGAACGAATCGAAATGCCAGGTCCTTTGCCGTCCGTGTTGACCGAGAAAAAGCCATCCTCGGACTTCGACGAATGGGATGAAAAAAAGAAGGCCTGGATATTGAACGAACAGAAAAAGGCGGAGTTTGAAGAGACGGCAAGAGAGGCGGCAGTTCGGGCGGCGATACGTCCTCTGATAGAGGACGTGCTGCTCGGCGCCAAGACGCTCGCTGAAGCACAGGCCGAGGCCCAGGCGATAGAAGCGGCGAGCAAGGGGAAGAAATGAGCGGTATGCCTTGGCGAGATATCATCTTCATCATCGTGATCATTTTCAATCTGGGCTTCTCCCTGGGGATGTACTTCAATCACATCCGGCACAACAACAAAGCCATCGAAGAGATCAAGACGAAGATCGATCAGCTCTTCAGCATCGCCAACAGCAATCGGGACAGAATCTCACGGATCGAAGGGAGATTGAATAACAAAAAATAGTTTTCTGGGAGGGGAACTATGATTTATGGCGCTAAATATTGGGCGGATCTTTCTCGTTTCTTCGTACAAACAAACAATCCCACTGAGGAGATGCTACGCAAAACCGGCGTCAGGGGATTCCTTGAAACCTGCGGCTCAACGACTGCCGTAAACTGTTTGGCTGTTCATGGGCATGTTTTGATAGTCAAGTGTCCTGGTCTCTATCGTCCGCAGCCGGAAGAGGTCCTCACGGATTGGTTTAACGATCCTCGCAACTATCCTGTTATGCAAAAGATTCGTGTGGATATAAAACCCGGAGATCTGCCGGGCAATAGGGTGCCTCAATACTATCCGGCTGCGATAGAGGATGTGTTCGACGTGGAGTGTCAGTTCCGGTGGATTGCCACGCATCATGATCTGTTCGATCTATTTAGGGAAGGATGCTCGATTCAGCTTTGCTTAAAAAGCCCGAGCCATTATGTAGCTGGTGTTGCCTATGACGATACTACGAGCGAGATCATCATAAACGATCCGTGGCCTGGCAGATTTCCAGACGGGAAGGGATTCAATAGGCGTATCTCCGATATGGAGAATCTTACTAATTTCGCGGTGGTATACCCGCCCTTTGGGATGAAGCTATGAAGGATATAAAACTTCTCAGACGATTTAATCTCGTCGTTTTCTCAATCCTCTTTATCATGGGAATCCTTGTTTTCTCTTTATGGTTCGAGAAGCTTGAGGCCTACATGGATTTCTGCGGGATGGTGGTAAAGGTGCTCATACCGCTTGTGTTCATCGGTTTCCTCGGGACTCCGATTGAGAGAGTGCTTGAAAACTGGCGAGCGATAATCGAGGGGAAAAACGGAAAATGAAAACGGTTGCCATAGTGCTTATCATGATATTTGTCTCTCTGATTTGTTGTGCTGGAGAGCCACACGATCCGCGCAAGATGGATCAGAAACTAATAAATGCACTCGTGGCGTTCATTTCAGAAGTTGTTGAGATTTTGGAGAGCGTATTATTGGAAGATATTAACTGGCAATTACG